TGTTAGTTTAACGTCTTGAATACAATACTCTAACATCTGGGGTGTAAAGACATCAAAAGTATTTACTTCAGCAAAGTCTCCTTTGTGAAAGTTTAATCTTTGTCCCCAAGCTTTTAAACTGTGTTTTCCAACACTAGACTTTTCTATTCGATCACTTGCCAACAATTTGAAATCAACACTATTTGCTATGTCAGGGTAGATAAGACGACTTAGGCATAATGTGTCATGGACTAACTCAGGGCTATGAGAGTAATTATACAAACGTTTTAAGACAGGGAGGTCGTACTTAATAACGTTGTGTCCCACGATTAAATTGTCGGCAAGTAAATCAATACCTTTCGGTATATCCCGTCCTACGAACGAAATTTCTTTTCCATCTTTTTGCAAGACTAAACAATGTACTTTAGATGGGTTTAGACCATCTGTTTCTATATCAAAAATTATTGGTTGTTTCATATTCTTTAAGTCTCCCTGTTTCTGAATTGTATTGAAGAACAGTTCCAATTCCTGTTATTCCTGCAAAACGATTTTTTAATATTCTTACTGTTGTCTTTTTAGAATTTTCTGCATCTGAAGTTGATCTTTCACAACCAATGCAAATGTCAGTTAATTGACCAATAGAACCCGAGCCTCTTAATTGGCCTAAAGAAGTTTTTAAACCATCAGTATGATCTTTGTTTCCCTCTGGTCTTTTTAAATGTGAAATTATTATAACACCAATATTTAATTGTTCTGTTAATGCTCTAAGTTTAGTCATTAACAAATCAATAGTTTTTCTTTCATCATTAGTTTCTAATCCACTAACAATAATTGAAATATGATCTATGAATAAATATTCTATGTCTAATGCTTTAGCAAAATACTTAATCTTATTTATAATTGTATTTTCTTCTACTGAACCCCAATGATCATATAAAAATACTTTTCCATTACCTATTGTTTCTTTATATGCTTGTTCTAATTCTATTTCAGTTACATTACTTCTATCTATGTGAATAGGTTTGTTTAAATGTAAACCAATTATTCCTTCACAAGTTCTTTTTAAACTTTCTTCAAGAGATATAATTCCAATTCTTTTTCCTTCTTTAATTAAATGGTAAGCAATTTCTTTAGTCATTAACGACTTACCTATTCCTGAACCACCAGTTATTGTAACTATCTCTCTTTTTCTAATACCAAAAAGTTTTCTATTAAGTCCCTCGTAAGGATAAAATGCCGTTGCTTTTTCATCTTCTTTTTTAATTACTTCCCAAAGTTCTTCACCAGCAACAACGCCATCAGGTCGGTAAGTCTTAGCTTCCCACATAGCTTTTATGACATCAGCACCTAACCCGTTAACTAACATTTCGTTTACGTCTTTAAGAGCAAACGTAGCAATTTTAGCTTTACCTACAGATAATAGTTCTGCACATTTTTTAGCACATTCTTGACCCGCATCATCTTGATCCATAAATAAGATGACCTGTTCAAAGCTTTCTAAATATTCGAGTTGTTTCTTTAACGACTTAACTGCCCCGTTAACTCCGTTAGGTATTCCTACTACCGCATATTTATGATTAAATAATTGAGACAAACTACAAGTGTCTATCTCTCCCTCACAAATACATAAAATTTTACCACCACTATTCCATAAGTGTTGGCCATAAAGTGTAGCTTTATTTATATCTCCAAGAGTTTTAAAGTCTTTGTTTTTAAATCTTAACTTTTGAAATACAGGTTTTTTATTTTTATCGTAATAAGTTGCTACTTGAACAGGTTGTCCATTATATTCTGAAACTTTGTAATCCCATTTTTCACAAGTTTCATAAGTAAGTTTCCTACTTGGTAAACTAACGGTTTTACCGTCAAGTAAATCTGTCCTAGTATCGCTTGTAACCACCACATTATTATCATCATTCCGAACAGTAGTATTGCACACGAAACAAAAAGTATGGCCATCAGAGTATAAAGCCATTCCGTCACTAGATGAACAATGCGTACACGGTAAGTGTTTAACAAATTGACTATCATCATCATTATTCATCGTGACCACCCATTCTGCCTGCATTGAGGCGGTCTTCTTCCATTCTTTTAATTTTTAATTGAAGTTCACTAATCTGTCTTTGAAGAACGCCATTAACTTTTTTATGAGCTTCTTCCATGTCTTGTAAGTTTCTAATACTTACATACAAAACTCTTTTTTCTTCTTTTAAATCTTCGTTTTCTTTTAATAAAGTTTTGTAATCTTTTTCAATTTTATTTTTGTTTTTATTACTATCTATAACTTCTTTAATTTTGTCGTTTATCTCTGTCATGTTCCTCCCGATTATTTGTTATCCATTCATTAGGAATAATTTTATCTGCGAATTGAAATCCGTTTTTAGTACACCAATCTGCGTAACTTGTTTTTGAACCTTTGTAGATTTTGTTTTTTGAGTTCCCAAAAACAAATCTAATATCAAGATTTGGGTGTTGTTCTTTAACCAATAGATGTTTCTTTCTATCTTCTCTTTTAAAGAAACCTTTAATTTCAATAAGTATTCCATTTTCCAATTCAATATCTGGGGTGTATTTATGTTTCGTGGCGGGCTTGAAGTAGCATACAACACGTTGTTCATAACCAAAACTAACTTTCCTTTGTTTTAAATTATTAATTACGTTTTCTTCAAGCCCACTACGATACTTAGAAGTCCGCTTCTTGCGAAACGGAAACTTCTTTTTTCCCACTAGGTACATTGTTGGAAACTTTTTCTTCTTCAAAACCATAGTCGTAATCAGAAGATGAATTACTATCTCCATTACCTTTTGGTTTTTCAGAAACGATTTCTATTAACTGAACAGCTTTCAATCTTAACGTAACACCAACACCTTGTAAGTTGTTGTGCCAAGATATAGCTTGAAAGGCGATCTTCATTTTTGAACCACTGTAAACAGCTTGTTGTTCTGCCACTGTTTTATCTGCATTCAAAATCTTCGGTCTTTGCTCGAAGTCAGTTCCGTCTCTCATTGTAACTTTAGCTTTAAGCTTAAATTTAAACTCAATACCTCCGTCTTTTAAAACTTTGTATTGATCATGAGGTGATCGTTTCTGTGTGTTTTCTTTTTCTTGTCTAGCCTTTAAAGTTTCTTCATATAGTTTAACTATAGGTTTTGAATCTTTATCGGATAAAACAAGTTTTACTGAATAAACACCATTCTTCTCATATTGAGTATCTGGTGTAAATAAATAAGGATAATTTCCTGTACCTATTTCAGTAGTGTGTATTTGTTTTTCATTTATCATAAGTGTTTTACCTCCAAGAGAGCCTCTATGTTTGTTATCCTTTGTGAGAATATCTCGTAAGCGAGACTATTAACTTACAAGAAAAGTTATTTTTAGAGTATGCAAGACCACAGATTGCACAGAAAAGTGTTTTACCAAAATACACAACTCCTTTTCTAATTTTACAAATCTCGCATATCATTAAAATTTCTCCATTCGTAATATTTTTTATCTTTATTAGTAATAATATTTAAAGATTTAGAATCAATTTGTTTAGGATAAACATAGCCCCATACATCTTCATCAATTTCTTTAAACTCGTAGCCCGCACCTAATTCAATTCTATTTGCGTTTCTTAAATCATCTTTATCAACTTCATAAAGTTCTCCTTTAATAGAATAATTAGATCCTTCTTTTTCAAAAATATAAGGAAACCAAAAACCTGTCATCATAAAACCTTTTTTCTTAGTAATGTACTCACCTAATTTTTTACTTTTTGATAACACATGATTTAATGCGTAGCCTTCCTTTAATGTTCCATAAACAAATAATTTCATTGTATTGCCCTTTCGTTTAGATTTCATAATATAAGTATTAGTCTCGCAATCGCAACCATTTAACTAAAAAAATACAAACTTTCTTTAACTTTATTAATATCTAAATTACCTCGTTGTGGCGGTGGTGTTAAACGAGTTTGTAACTTTGAAGGTAGCTGGGATTTCCAGTCATTATATAATACGTCTAAATAATCCTCTGTAAATAAATCAACAACTACGTTTCTAATAATAGAATGTAAATCATCAATACGATTTGGATTAGTTGCAAAACTATCATGCACCATTAATAAATCGTTAATAGGTCTTTCATGATTTTTACAATACAAAGCAACTGCCTGTGCTATTGCCCCATCTAAACTATGCACAATATTTGGGGACACAGATGATGAATATTTCCTACTGTCTTTACGATTAAGTTCACGTCTATAAGTAGTATAAACTAACGAGCCACTAATAGCCGTTTTAACTTTAAATGGTATTAAATATCTATAGTCCATTTCCACAGGAAAACCCATTGGGGTTGTCCATTTCATAATAATATTAGCTTTAGCAAATAGTTTGGAACAATCTTGAAACCACTTCATTAACTGAGCCTCGAGATCAATCTCTTGTTCCATTTTATCCCAAACTATTTTAGCTAACCAACGACAATCGCTAAAGCCATCATCTGCCAAAACTTTTTTATCTGGATTAAATTCTATGATGCTTTTGTATTCATCAAAGATTTGTTGTCTAGCACCATAAGGTTTTAACGAGTATACATAAGTCATAATATTTCGCTTCACAATTTTCCTTGTAATACCAAACTGCAACCAACGATTAGCTTCAGAAGAACCTTGACTAGCTTTTAGTTCAACTTCTGTTTTTACTTTCTCAGCAACAGCTGTGTAAATATCTTGTGGTTTACTACTCGGTAAGACATTCACTTTTTTAGCGGTGTTTTCATCTCTCATTAAAATTGAAAGAACCTGAAGTCCTGAACAGGTAGCGTCCATACTCACAGGTAAATTACAGGTGAAGTCGTTATCTTGATGAAGTCGTTTAAGATTCATACAGGTATTTAAAAATTCCATTGGTTTATCAGCGTAGTTCCAACCTTTATTATCCAGCGGAAGCTCGGCATAACTTATAAACTCGTTAAGTTTACTCTCTGTAAAGGAATACCTTTCATCATAAGAAACTTTGTCATTACCCCAAGTGTTCGAAGCGTGGACATATAACCAATATTTTCCTCTCTCGTTAAGTCTTTCAGAGTTTGCAAACGTAATTAACGACTTAATCTTTTGATCCGTTTGGTAGGTGATGGTAGTTCCCATACAATATAATCTACCTCGTTTATCTGAAAAGATTGCAAAGTATATTCTTTCAAATTCTAAATATTCAACTGCTAAATCAATAGCAACTAATGTATTTAAAACTTTAGAAGATCGAGCTATCTCATCATTATAAACTCGGTTAAGATCACGTTTATATTTAATACGAAGTTCTAATATCTCATCAACTTTTGGATCACGGTAAATACCTTTTGGCTTACCTTTCTCGTCTAACAAACTTTCTCTATCGGGAAACTTACCGAGTTTTAAATTGTTGTCCCAAATCTCTTTAAATATTTGAAACATATCCTTATCAATTTTAAATGGTACTGATTGCAAGTGATTAACTGCATCATAGAAATCTTTAAGTTTGTCGTTATCTAATGTGTGTAAATAGGTATAATCGTGTGTTTTAATTAAAGGTTGTTTAGATAAATACTCGTTATGAAACCCACCATTAAAAGGTGTTGAATATGGTTTAGGTGGTACGACCATAGCTTTATAGTA